TATGTTTATATTATACACTCTTTTTATACTTTTTGTCAATGATTTGTATTATTTTTATGTGTTTTCGTATTATTTTTTTGGGTTTTATCTGCTATCCCCCCTTATCTGTTGCTTTCTATCCACTCTCCAAAATATATTTACCTCTAACTCGTCCGTATCGCCCCTTATTTTAGCCCCTGTTACATTTTATTATGTTCTGCCTAGAATTATGCTGTTTTATCTTAAAACGTCATACAAGCCAATTTAGGGGCAAATTAAAAAGCTAGTTGATCTAGCCTTTTTAATCTATCCATTCAATTTGTGGCTTCCCTTTAAATCCCTTCTCCCAGACAAACCAAGCGTAAGCAACTGCACTAGATGAAAAGCCATCAAAATTTCCACCTTTAGCACACTTGATTCTCTTACTAAAAACATACACGGTTTTTGGGGGATATTTTTCAAACATTTTGCGCCTTGCCTGACCTTCAAGAAAAGTCAGCTTTAGAAACATTGCTACCTTATTCCCTTCTGGAACAACTTTTAAGCTATGCTCTACAAACTTCTGAGCTATATTGTAGGGGGGATTGGTTATTAAATCCCCTTCCCATTTTTCTATACCGAAAAAGTCAGCCACTTCTCCATAGCCACGGTCTATTAAATCGCTAGAGTGTACTTCTACCCCCAACTCAATCAACCTTTTACTTAGGTGTCCTTCTCCACAAGCAGGCTCTAATACATTCTTGAACCTTTCAACATTCAGCAAATAGTCTATTGCAACTGGATCAGTCGCATAATAGTCCTCTTGGTGTCTTTCATGTTTTGAGTGGTTAGAAGCTCCTATCGGTGCATATACAGACTTATTGCTTGCTTGCTTGCTTGCTTGCT